CCCGAGCATTGCGTAACCATTGCTAGCCCCTGTCGAAATAGTTACAGACGCGGCAGCGATGTTGTTGAAAAGAAATGCTTGAACCTTTAGCCCGCTACCATCGACGGTCCCTTGCGTTCCAGTCAACGCAGTAAGGTCGATCGTCAATGCTCCGCCGCTCAATGTTGGCGTGAAGGCTGCAACTTTTGTTGCAGGTGGCGTTGTGCTCGCATTCATGGCGATGCTTGTATTGAAGCCGTCATGCTTAATCGTGCTGGTTGAATTCATCGCAGGCACGTTGCCTGAAAGAGTCTCCTCAACCGTGAGTTGCAGGCTCGCTGCTACAGATACTGCCATGTTTTTGATCCTCAATTGCTATATATAGCGAAAGTGTTCAGTGTGCTATTGCGTGCTGTTTTTGCGACGTTATCAACAGTCGCATGAGCACAAAACACACTACCCGCCGACAGCGTTCGAAGCAATACCGCAACGCCCTCGAAAATGCAAGCGGTGCTAATTCTCACCGATTTGAGTGCGACTCGTTCGAAGCCATATCGGGCGGCAAATGTGCAATTGATCGCGACGCCAAAGTTGTTCGCGATGTGAAGGTTATCGGGTTCACATCGAAGAACGGGCGGCGGTTCAAGGAAGAAGCCATCGAAGGCGCAGTTGGTCTCTATGAGGGAGCGAAGGTCTATCTCGACCATCCCGATCCGAAAGAGATCACAAAGACTCGCGGCGTGCGTGACCGCAACGGTGTATTGAAAAATGCACGGTTCGTTGCTGGAGCCGGTGTATTCGCTGACTGGCATTACAACAGCTCGCACGCTGCTACCGAAGCGTTGCTCGAAGAAATTGAACGCAACCCGAGCACGCTCGGATTCTCACATAACGCTCGTTACCGCTACGGCAAGCCTGATGGTGGCACAGATATCGTCGAAGCGATTGTTGCCGTGAGGTCGGTTGATCTTGTGGCTGACCCGGCGACAACCAATGGCATGTTTGAGGGTGTTATTGCGGATAAGGTCGCTCAGTCAGAGCAAATGAAAATGATACACGCTGCGGCAGAGATGCTGCATCAGTGTTGCTACTCGGAAGATGGTGAAGAGCCGTCTGACATGTCTGAAAAGGCAATTGAAATCGCGACCGACTTGATCGCGGAATTGACACCTAAACAAACACAGGAGTCCGCTGATATGGATCTCAAAGACTACTCGCTCGAAGCCATTCTCGCCGGGCGTCCTGACATCGCTGCAATCAAAGCAAAGGCTGACTCGCTCGAAGCGACTAGCAAGGCCGCGACCGATGCTCTCGAAGCGTCACTCAATGACGTTTCCGAGAAATACAAGGCGGCAAAGCAACGGCTCGATCAACTCGAAGCCGTCGAAGCGGCTCGGGCTAAGTCCGACGCGATTGAGGCGGAAATCAAAGCCAGCGGCGTCGATGCAACAAAGATTACAGCATCGGTTCGCAAGTCGCTTGACGCTCTTGAGTCGGTCGATCGTGTGTCGTTTCTCAATGACCTGAAAGACTTGGTCGCAGCGAAGCCTCCCGTGCAAACGCAGAAGCCGGTCACGAGCGAGCCCGTCAAAGACGCGACTGAATCCGTCAGCGGCATTGATGACTTCGTCGCTGCGTTCACTGGTATTAGTGCAAAGTAACCCACTGTAACAGCGTAACTCTCGAAAGGGTATCACATGCAAGGACTTTTGTACGACGACGTTCTCGGGGCTGCACGCCTTCAGAATCGCATTTTCGATGACTTCAACGCATTCAACACTGGCGACCTCTGGACTGATACGTCCGGCGATACAGGCGCAAGCGTTGCGGCGTCTGATGCTCGTGGCGGCATCGCTGTAATTACTACCGGAGCAACCGACAACAACGAAGCCTATCTGCTTTCGACGAAGGAGATCTTCCTTATCGGAGCAAGCAAGCCGATCTACGTCGAGTGCTCGCTGCAATTCGCGGAAGCAAATACGGACGACGCGAACGTTGCCTTTGGTCTCATGAACGCAGTCGGTGCCGATTCGATCGTCGATGACGGAGCCGGGCTGAAGACAAGTTTCAGCGGCGCGTGCTTCTATAAGGTCGACGGCGGGACCGTTTGGAAGTTCATCACATCCATCGGCACAACCAACACGATCACCAACACGACGATCACGGCTGGCGGCAGTGCATACCAGCGGCTCGCAATTGAGATCATGCCTATCAACAGCACGACCGCGTTGGCGTATCCGCGAATTGACGGTCAGCAGTGCGTCGACAGCAACGGCAACTTGATCGTGCATAGCATCACGTTCGCCAGTGCTACCGAAATGCAAATCTTCGTCGGTGCGAAAGCTGGCGGAGCCAATTCTGAAGTCGTCAACGTCGACTGGATCGGCGGAATTCAGAAGCGTTAGTCAGTATCAACTTCGACGGCTGGTGCCGATCGAACATCTTCACACTCGTGAAAACCGAAAGGGCATCACATGCCAGCAGTGATTAAGTCGGGCACCAGCTTAGTTGGTGGAAATCGCCGAAATGTCGCACAGTTCGCGCGGTACTCGAAAGAGGATCAAGCGAAGATCATCGCCGAAATCGGCTCAGCGTTTAAGAACGCGACCGAGTCTGAGTTGCAATGTCAGTCGATCAAGGACTTGTTCCGGCTGACTTGCGGCGATGAAGCACTCGAAGCGTTCATGAATCCCAACACAGAATTCGATGCTCTCGAATTCGGTGCTGTAGACTCAACGGCGTTCAGTCGTATCACGAAGCAGCTTGTCGAGTCGCGAATGCTGCAAGCCTTCAACCTTGAGACGTTCGTGTTCTCGCGACTGATTCCGACCAATCAGGCCGAGAATCTACACGGTGATCGTATCCCCGGTATCACTCGCATCGGAGACGAAGCGGCTGTTGTTGAGGAAGGTTCGCCATACACACGAGCCGGATTCGGTGACGAGTATATTCAGACGCCTGCAAGCCAGAAGCGAGGACTGATCGTCGGCGTAACTCGTGAAGCGATTTGGCAGAACAAGACCGGCGCTGTCCTGAAGAACGCGGCGGAAGTTGGTTTGTGGCTCGGCATGAACAAAGAGAAGCGTCTCTGCGATATCGTGCTCGGTGCGACAAATAACTACAACCGCAACGGCACGACTGCCAACACCTACCAGACTTCGACGCCGTGGATTAACGATCACAGCAACGAGCTGCTCGATTATACCGACATCGAGAACGCTCGCGTGTTGCAGCGGCGTATCAAAGATCCGAACACGGGCGAAGCGGTGATGATCACCTCAACGCAGATGGTCGTATCTGCCGCGAAGGAGTTCACCGCACGGCGGATTCTCAATGCTACTCAGGTTGAGATGAAGACCGACTCACTGGCGAATTCGACATACAGCGCGAATCCGGTTGCGGGCACAGGCATTCAGCTCGAAGTCTCGCAACTTTGGGAAGATCGTGGCGTCAGCCAATTGTCGCTCTCGCAATCCAACGCGAGTAAGTACTGGGTAATGGGCGACTTCACACGGGCCTTCTCGTATGAGGAAGTCTTCGGCCTCACAGTGACTCAAGCGGCTGTCAATAGCGATGCGTCGTTCAATCGCGACGTTGTCGCGGAATACAAAGCGAGCGAGCGTGGCGTGGCTACCGTCATCGAGCCGCGATACGTCGTTCGCAATAAGAACTAGTCCGTTCGCCATCGCGGACTTCGCTCGGCGGGCGGTAGCCACCTCACTACCGCCCGCCACTCCTCACAAACTCAGTATCAAGGTGCAATCACATGGCTAATGGAATTCAACCAGTCAATCAGCAGCGGTCAAATCCGCAGTCGACTACGTCAACGACTACGAGCGAGACGCCGGTTACTACCGTGACTACAGTGGAAGGACTGACGTATTTCTCCGCGGACGTGCCATCGCTCGGCGGTGTTCCGCTGATCGTGCAAGCTGTTGACGAAGATGCAGTTCGCAAGATTTATCATCGTGAGTGTGCTGGGTTATCTCCCGGAGCATTCATTGCGGTAAAGCCTGCGACGGACATTGAGATCAAGCGAGCCACTGAGGAAAACCGCGTTAAGGCGTAGCAATGGCAACCGCACAGCAAGAGATTCAAACAATCAGAACGCAGACGCTCGCGTTGCTTAAAGACGTAACACTGAGTCCGAAGCCGAACTACTCGGTCGAAGGTCGCAGTGTCAGTTGGGGCGACTATATGAAGCAATTGCGAGATACGATTGCTTGGTGCGATGCGATGGAAGCCAGTTACGACGTGCCTGAAGTGATGACGCAAGGGTTCACCTAACATGCCGCTGACGCTCGACATTACCGGCGACTTTTCGATCGTCGACAATCTCGAAACTGTCACGGTGACGGCTAAAAACAACAGCGATGAAAGTGTTGATAGTTGCTTTTCAACGCCGATTCGCACGCGAGAAATCGCAGCAAGCAATGGAAGATACACAGCCGGTGACGTGAGGTTTCACGTTCCGGTTGATAACACGACGGCACCGCCTGAAGTTGGTGGAACAATCACTACAGAAGGCGGTGAGGTCTATACGATTCTGGATGTTGATAACGCAGGCATGAGCGGCATCTACAAGTGCGGCTCGCGATTGCTCGACATCTACAACGAATTGAACACGCTCATCACGGTGCAGGTGGCGACGTGGTCAAAGAATGCAAACGGAGTGCAGGCTGCGACGTGGGCGAACGAAGCAACCAGCATTCGAGCGAAGATACAGCCTGCGACGGAGCAGATTGAGACAGACGAAGGAGCAAGGGGTGTCAAGAAGCGATTCACGATATTCCTTGAGGCCGAACGCACGCTTGATCATGACCGTCGAATAGTCGGACCCGATAGTAGCATCTACAAGATACTGGCTTATCAGGGCCGAGACCGATTGGACCAGTTGCCGAGCGTGCTAGTGGAGTTGATGTGATGGCAAGTAATCTTGATGCGTTTGAGGAGCGACTGAAAACCGCGACATCGAACGGTATCAAGCGAATCACAAATCACTACTGGCGAAAGTGCCGCGAGGCTGTTGGCGTTCCCAATCCTGGCAGAGATGTTTCGGCCAAGGAATTGAGGGCACAGGCAATAGCAGCATTTCGAGGAAAGCGGACGGCAGGGCTGGTTACATTCAAGTCGACAGACAAGAAGACTGGTGAGCAATACAAGTCAACTCAGTGGTATGACACTCAGATTCACAACAACAAGCGAACAATGCGGATTTATCCGTATTCAAGCAAGCCAGGCGAGCCGCCGCGAAAGCGAACTGGCGCTGGCCAGCAATCAATTCAAATGGAAGTCGACAGCGGAATTCCGGCAGGCAGAGTCGGAGTTCAAAACGCTGGAAAATACATGATCTATCTCAACTTCGGCACTCGCACGATTGCTGCAAGGCCGTGGATTGAGGCGACGTTGAACAAAGAAAAAGCGGTAATGGCCGCTCTACTGAAGGCGAAGTGATGAGATGGCGGATGCTGTAACAGTTGCTCCAGTGTTGCACGCGGTTTGGGCCGCTGATGCGTCACTGACGGCTCTTGTTCCAGCATCAAGATTCATCACGGGTGAGGTGCAGCAGGAAGGTATCAGTCGGCCCTATGTGACGGTCAATTTCGACCAGAGCAAGCTGACTGAGACAAACGCATGCAGGGCTGATCGTGGCACAGTGTTCTTTGACGTCTACTCGGACTCAGAGACGACCGCAGACACGATAGCACGCACGATTGTTGAGGCGTTTGTGACGGATAACGACGGCAGACATGCGTCGGGATCGGTGACATGCGACTTTAGCAATGCGTCGGCTCCGCAGCGTGAACAGACAGACTTAGATCGTTGGCACCTTCAATTGACTGTGCAATTTATTGCACAGGCGAACTTCTAACGGAGCGACATTATGGCAGCCGGTGTATTAGCTACTCAACGGGGATCGACTGTAAAGCTTGCTGCGACTGGCGTCACTCCGCTGGTTGAAGAGCCGCACCTCAGGGCGTGGACGCTTGAGGCGTCTGCGACGAGTTCGAAGACGGCGACGAATTCGACAGGTGGCTATACCACTTCGGACGTCGGCGTCGTGAGTATCAAGGGCACGTTGATTTATTTGCAGCATGACGGAGAAGTCGCTCCCGTCAAGATGAGAGACAAGCTCGACGTCGAGTTATATGTCGGTCCAATCGCAGACGGTAACTACTACGATGGGACGGTGATTATTACCAACGGTCCGAAGAAGTACGAGTGCGAACTCGAAGACCAATCGAAGCACATGGTACTTGAATACGATTGGGAGTGTCGCGGCGTCATTGGCGCTAACGGTGACGTTGCTCCGCTCCCGACATAGTAGAAAACTCCCCGGCGGGGACCGGCTTAACGTCGCCTGCACCTCGCCGGGAGGTCGGTTCCCCGCTGTTATTTAAGGTGCAATTTCATGCTTGATGGTATCATGCACATGGGGCGTCTCACCGTCCCATATACTCTCGGCGATAAACGCCTTCTCGTCACAGTCGGTCGCGTATTGGCGGAGTATCGCGAGGTTGAGGCGTACCTCGTCGACATGCGTCGCAATCCGATCGACATCATGCGGCAGGCTGCGAACTTGCCGCCATCCGTGCTCAAGCTGCTGATCGAAGAGTCGGTCAAGTCGGCGAATGCTCCGACGTTTGTTACGAGCACGGACTACGAGCAATTCCAGCGAAGCCCGCACGGCATGGCTTACGACGTATGGCGAGCGTTGCGTGATAATCACGACGAATTCGGCATGATACCAAAAGGCCAGAAAGGCGGAGTAGCCTATAAAGCTCCGAATGGAGTTGGTTACTCAATAACGCCAGAACAAGGCGTGCAATTGGCTCTTGACCTAGTGGCAGAATATGGCCAGAAAGCATTCGTCGAACTCGCGGAAATCGCCCGAGCATCGAGTCAGGAAGTGGCACTGGGAAACTCGATTGGCCCGAACGAGACAACGGGCCAGACGATAACGCCAGAAGAGTCGCAGAGTTGATAGGCCGAGAAGAGGGTCGATATCAACGCATGCCGTGGAGTCGGATATACCAGCTACTCGGCGAGAAAGGCTGGACATTCGCAGAAGCAGATAATATGACACTTCTCGAAGCGTACCATCACTTAGGGGCGACTATCAAAGGCATGGCAGGTGTGAAAGTGCGAAGGAGTTGCTAAATGGCTTTCACGCTTGAAAATGCTGTTGTTGAGTTCAAAGCCGATGGCCTTGACAAGGTGCTCGCTGCCTCAAAGCAAGCGGCTGAGTCTGTATCAAGCATTGTTTCTGCCGCTCAGCAAACTGCGTTGAGCATTGGAGAAACAGCCACATCAATGCGGAAGCTCGGCACTGACGCGGCAAAGACTGCGACTGGCCTTGAGCGGAATGCTACTGCGTTTGCTGTGATTCATGGCGTTGCTACTGACCTTTCGAGCGTGCTCCCGCTCGTAAGTGCGGAACTCGGCAGAGCTGCCAATCAAATGACATCATTCGGATCAAACCGCAGTGATATTGCGGCGATTGCCGCAGAGATGGGAAAGATACGAACGCAAGCTGAAGGCGTATCAAAGTCGCTTGGAAAAACAGGCGGCGGTTTCGGCGGTATGATAGCCAGTGCAGTCAGTGGCTTCGGTGCGATGCTGACCGGCAACTCACTGAGCAAGCAGGCTTCTGATCTTGCTGCCGCCGCTCCGGCTGCGAGTGCAGCGATTCGTCCGCTCGCGATTGACATGGGAGCACTGAGGTCGAACTCGACTGGGGCCGCAAAGTCAATGATGCCGCTAGTTGGTGTGATGAATTCCATCGCACAATCGACTAAGGCGTCTGCCGCTGGATTGCAGGGCATGACGAAGTCATTGTCGTTCTCGGCATCGGCACGCGGAACACAAGCGTTTCAGTCAGCTATCGGGCAGATTCAACCGAAGGCGATGCTTGCAAATCAAGGATTATCGACTCTGACTCCGACTGTCGGCACATATACGCAGCAGACGTCGATGGCTACTCTTGCTACTCGCGACTTTGCCCGCAGTT